TATGCTTGATCCGTATGGGGGCATAGGGACATAAAACTGTAAACCCAATGTATCTGCATACCCATTTTGGGGGCCAGTGTTGACAAACTGTAAAGATAACATCCATATATAGCACAAATGTCGGATAATGACACTAATTAGAGTAAAAAGATGCCCATAGTGGTTGCTATTTGTTATAATATTTCGTATATTGAGACATAACTATAGCATGAAGGTTTAGATATGAATCTAGATGATGGAAAAACATCACTAAGTCTGGATATTAGTGTAGAGAATGACTTAGAAATAGACGCTGATGGCGTACTACACATAATTACATTTATCTTTGTAGATGACTCGGACGAACCTACGGAAATTCGTTTGAGCTTTGAAGAAGTAATAGACAACCTCATCGACTTCTACCGTGATGATCCTGTTGATCAAGCAGGTTACCAGCAACTTTACTCAATCGCGAATGAATTCACCAGACACGCAGATCGTTTACGCGATGTAGCTGGACAGATGGAAGATCGCAATATCTCAGAGGATCTATTTAATGGAATCATCGATCCAAAATACAACTCCACCTTATAGCCTCTATCGCGCAGAGCGTATGGAGAATTTAGACGCTACCCAGATAGGGGAAGTAGGCGAACATTTCGTAGTCAGTGTTTTAGGTGGGTTTGGATTAGAAGTTTATAAGACCAATGCTAAAGGATTTGATCTTCTTGTGTTAGGCGACAAGCCAATACGAGTAGATGTCAAAACGAAGTCCTCATTAGAAGGGCAACGAATTTACAACATAAAAAAAGGCAAGAAGACAAACTACAGGGACTTTAATCCCCAAGCTTGTGACATCTTTGCCTTGGTATGTTTAGAAGATCTCTCTCTGTCATTTCACAGATCAGAGGATTATGCGGGTAAACGTAGTATTTATGTAAATGCCGATAGGCACAGTGCTACAGATCCGTATGAAAGTTGGGTGTCTGCAACGGACATAAAAAAAGCCGAGTGGGCTATATAGTATATATACCCTCGGCCGAACACGTTCTTATTTTAGCATGGATTTTCCATTCTGTCTATAGTAATTCTGTTATAATTGTCACATGATGCCCGTAGCAAACAAAAGTTAATTAGTCAACAAGTGTTGCTAATTGACAATATTAATGGTATAACAAGCGACAGGTACAATGGCTAAACTAAAAAAGCCCGAACCTTCACAAGCAATTAACCTCGTATATATAAGAGCGGCGATACTAGCTAACACAGGCGTAAAGCTCACCTTAGAAGAAGTACGAAGGTATCTTGTAGAAGAAAAGATAATCACTCCTAAACAGGCCGTGCATAACGCGCAAATCTTCAGAGGCTACTCTGATTATTTCGGCTTAGAGGATTATTCCGTTGAACTCTCCCGTGAAGATGACAGCATTTTTTAAATCAAAATAAAAGGCAGGAACATGAAAGTTACTAAAGCAAATTGTGGCGCATCCGTGAAAGCGGCTAATGGTGGCTACATGAAGGTTAAGAAGACGGGCTACAATGAAGGTGGTACGGCTTCTAAAAAGAAATCCGATATGGATGATCGTTCTAAGTTTGCAAAACGCGCTGAAGGCGTGAAAGCAAATAAGGGCGGAATGGCCTCAAAAAAAAAAGTAAAAAAATATAACCAAGGCGGAGCTACGGGCCGTGTTGCAGTAAACGTATGTAATGCGTGTTCAACACCGAAGAAGTGTACGTCTAATGGTCGTTGCGTTAAATCAGGTAAGAAGCTTACTTAATGCCAAAATTATGCGCCAGAGGTAAGCGGGCCGCTAAATCCCGCTACGATAAATATCCATCAGCTTATGCGAACGGCCATGCTGTCCGTGTTTGCAAAGGGGATATTGCTGGTCTTGATGGCAAGAAGAAGTCATCTGGCGTCTACGCTCAAGGCGGTGGTTATGTAATGAGCAAAGGCGGTCTTGCAGAATGGTTCGGACAGAACGATGGCAAGGGCTGGGTTGATTGTAAGACAGGCAAGCCGTGTGGTCGAAAGAAGGGTGAGAAACGTGATTATCCAGCGTGTCGCCCAACAATGGCCCAATGTAAGAAGTCAAAACCTAAAACGGCGAAGACGAGTGGTAAGCGAGTAGCGTGGACTAAGCCGCCGAAATAAGCGAGGGCATATAATGGCAAATAAGCCAGTAGATAAAAAGAAGATGGCTTGTAACAAACCCCGCCGTACCTCGGGTGGATCTAAGAAGTTTGTTGTGAAGGCGTGTCAGGATGGCACGGAAAAAATTGTAAGGTTTGGAGATCCTAATATGAGGATCAAAAAGTCCAACCCCAAACGCCGTAAGTCTTTTAGAGCTCGGCACGGTTGTGACAAAGCAGGGGCGAAGAATAAATTAACGGCAAAATACTGGTCATGTAAAAAGTGGTAATGGGATGGAATTAGACATACGGATGCTAATTACACTTGGGGGAATATTAGCAAGTGTAGTATCAGCGTCGGCAATAGCGAGGCAACAGATTAAGCATCTGGAAGAAGAGTTAAAAGAATTAAAGTCTTTCACTAATAAGATGGAGCTCCGTCTAGATCGCAATGATATGACAACCAGCATTAATGAGCAAAAGCTCACTGAGTTGTCCGTGGTTTCTTCTCCGAAAGAGAGAGAAGGATTAGTTAGGGAATTGGAAGGTTTAAAAAAAGATATTGCCTTTCTTAACAAAACAGGTAATAATTAATGTCAGAAGAGAAGCAATATACGGAAAAACAAAACGCCTTTCTTGAGGCCCTAGTTGGGGAAGCAAGAGGGGATATTCGTTCTGCTATGAGAAGTGCAGGTTACTCTGATTCCACGAAAGTGCATGAAGTAGTTAATCCTCTCCGAAATGAGATTGTTGAGCGAGCTAGTATGATGCTTGCAATGAATGCACCTAGAGCAACATTTTCTATGATCGACGTTTTGCATGATCCAGCGGCTATGGGGGCTCGCAACGCAGTTGCGGCGGCGCGTGAAATTTTAGATCGCTCAGGTCTGGTTAAGAAAGAGCAAGTAGAAATTAAGGGGCCAGAAGGAGGTATATTTATTTTACCTCCAAAACAAGCAGAGCCTGTAGATAATGAGCAAGACGAAAATTAATTTTTGGGAAAATAAAAAAAGACCAAATGAAACTGCAAAAATTCCATACGGCTATAGGGCCAGTGAAGAGGATCTTCTTGTACTTGTGGCAGACGATGAAATCGTTGTGCACGTCGAGCAAGCGATGGATTACCTTGATAATGGGCAAAGTTATCGGGAAGTCGCTAATTGGCTCTCTGAAACTACTGGTGAAACGATCAGCCATCAAGGCATTGCTAATATTTGGAAACGCGCTCGCGGCGATACTAGCTCGCGCTCTAAACAGCTTAGAGCTAAAAAGAGAAAAACTGCGCCAAAAACTAAAGAACAACGAGAACTCGCAAGCCTAAAGAAAAAAGAGGCGGCGGCGAAACGAAGCTTAACCGTAACTAAGAAAAAATTAGGACAGCTTAAAGAACATGATGAAAATCAATCCGATCCCAGCACCCCAAAAACCACAAATAAAGAGGGGGTCAGCGGCGGATTAGATTTTGATGCTACACCAAAAGATAAAGAAGTTATATTCGCCCCTAACAAGGGCCCGCAAACAGAATTTTTATCGGCATCAGAAAGAGAAGTCCTATACGGGGGCAGTGCGGGCGGGGGTAAGAGCGCAGGATTACTCGCAGACCCCTTGCGATACTTCTCCGTACCAAGTTTCAACGGGTTGTTACTCAGACGAACTAACGACGAACTTAGAGAACTCGTCTGGGCCAGCCAAGAGCTTTATCCGAAAGCGTACCCGGGAGCGAAATGGGCGGAGAAGAAGAGCCAATGGACGTTCCCAAGCGGAGCCCGATTATGGATGACATACCTAGAACGTCCTGAAGACGTTTTACGTTACCAAGGTCAGGCGTTTAGCTGGATAGGTTTTGACGAATTAACGCAACACCCAACAAGTTTTGCGTGGGATTACATGAGATCCCGATTAAGAACAACAGACCCAAACTTGCCTATCTTTATGAGGGCAACAACAAACCCGGGAGGCCCCGGGCATTCTTGGGTCAAGCAGATGTTTATAGATCCAGCACCTGCAAATAAAACGTTTGTGGCGAAAGATCCAGAAACAGGAAAGGACTTAGTATACCCTGATGGTCACGAGAAAGCTGGGGAACCTTTATTTTACCGTAGGTTTATTCCTGCAAGCTTGTACGACAATCCCTACCTTACCGAAGATGGGGCGTATGAGGCCAACCTTTTATCTCTTCCCGAGAATCAAAGGCGGCAACTTTTGGAAGGCGATTGGGCCATCGCAGATGGCGCGGCGTTCCCCGAATTTAGACAGTCACACCATGTGGTTGAGCCTTTTGAAATACCATCAGACTGGCGGAGATTTAGATCATGTGACTACGGATATTCGTCGTATTCAGCGGTACATTGGTTCGCGATAGATCCGTCGTATGGAACGTTAATTGTATACCGTGAGCTCTATGTATCGAAGCACACAGGCAGAGATTTAGCTAAGGCTATTTTGCCATTAGAACGCGGAGAACAGATGGAATATGGTATACTAGATTCAAGTTGTTGGCATAACCGAGGCCAGATTGGCCCCAGTATAGCCGAAGAAATGATCTCAGAAGGATGTCGATGGCGTCCTAGTGATCGTAGCGCAGGAGCAAGAGTTGCAGGGCGCAACAGGTTTCACGAAGTCTTAAAATATGACGAGGAAACTAAGATGCCGGGTATAGTGTTTTTTGACACTTGCCGACAGATAATAGCAGATTTGCCTGTCATACCTAGTGACCCTAAAGGGGGCGATGATATCGATGCTAGATATAGAAGTGATCACACTTATGACAGTGTTCGTTACGGGATTATGTCTCGTCCACGAGCTAAATCGCCATTTGACGATTGGGCAACAAATAAAACGGAACCTAGCTGGAAGCCCTCTAGCATTAGCTTTGGATATTAAAAAATATGGCAATAGTAGATAAACCAGAAGAATACTCTATAGATATTAACTCAGCTTCGCTTGAAGAGGGTGATAATGTAGAACAAGAAAACCTTGAAATGGATGGCGTAGTAGGCTGGGTTGAAAGCCGCTACTCAAATTCAAACAAGTGGCGTGATCAAGATGAATCACGATGGTTAAAAGCCTACCGTAATTATCGCGGTATATACGGCCCTGAAACACAGTTTACTGATACTGAAAAATCACAAGCATTTATTAAGATTACAAAGACTAAAGTTCTTGCGGCTTATGCACAGATTGTTGATGTGCTATTCGCGGGTTCCAAATTCCCTATTGGAATTGAGGCACCAAAGAATACTTTAAATGTAGCTGATTCAGTATCATTTGATCCTAAAGAAGTTACAGAAGATAAAGTTGCAGAAGTTACTGGTGCTAAGGTATCAGCTACTATTGCACGTCCAGATATTATGGAACGTCTTGGCCCCCTTAGCAAAGATCTATCTCGTGTAGAAGAAGATCTTCGTGAGGGTGCAGGTAAGACACCAACTTCATTTACGTTTGAGCCCGCTAAAGAGATAGCTCGCGGAATGGAGAAACTAATCCATGACCAATTAGAAGAAAGCGACGCAAGTAAGCATTTGCGTAATGTTGCTTTTGAAATGTCTTTGTTCGGCACAGGTATTCTGAAGGGCCCTTTTGCCTTCGATAAGGAATACCCACGGTGGGATGAAGAGGGTGAATATGATCCTATATTCAAAGTTATTCCGAAAATCGAGTCTGTTTCGATTTGGGACTTCTACCCAGATCCAGACGCACGGAATATTAATGAGGCGGAGTACGTCATCCAGCGTCACCGTTTGAGTCGTACTCAGCTTCGTGCCTTAAACAGCCGCCCTCATTTCCGTGAAGAGTCGATTGAAATAGCCATTGAGTATGGTGCTAATTACCAACCTGAGTATTGGGAAACTGCGCTAGAAGACAATGACATGAACCCTGATGTGAACCGATTTGAGGTTCTAGAATACTGGGTAATGTTAGATCTAGAAACGGCTCAAGATGCAGATATTGATATTCCTGAGAAATACTTTGACCGAGAAGAAGTACAAGTCAACGCTTGGGTTTGTAACGGACAGTTGTTGCGTTTGGTAATTAACCCATTCACTCCTAGCCGTATACCTTTCCACGCAGTTCCATACGAAGTTAATCCATATTCTTTCTTCGGAGTTGGGCTGGCTGAGAACATGGAAGACACCCAAGAAATTATGAATGGGTTTATGAGGATGTCGATAGATAACGCGGCGTTGTCCTCTAACCTATTGATAGAAATAGACGAGACTAATCTCGTCCCCGGACAAGACCTTTCTGTGTACCCCGGTAAAATTTTTCGGCGTCAGGCAGGGGCACCGGGTCAAGCCATCTTTGGCACCAAGTTTCCGAACGTGACTAATGAATGTCTTATGATGTTTGATAAAGCACGTCAGCTAAGTGACGAAGCCACAGGTATGCCATCGTATTCACACGGTATGTCGGGCGTTATGTCTGTAGGTAGAACCGCTTCTGGTATGTCTATGCTGATGGGTGCGGCGGCACAAAATATTAAAGCAATTGTCCGTAATATGGATGATTATATGTTATCCCCACTAGGACACGCATTGTTTGCATTCAATATGCAATTCTCATTTGATAAAGACGTTGCCAAAGGTAACTTAGAAGTAGTTGCTCGCGGTACAGAGAGCTTAATGCGTAACGAAGTACGCTCACAACGCCTACTACAGTTTATGCAAATGACAGCAAACCCTGCAATGGCACCATTTGTTAAATATGATTACATTCTTAGGGAACTTTCCGCATCTATGGACTTAGATGAAGAGAAAATCCTAAATGATCCACGCGAAGCGGCAATACAGGCTAAAATGATGGCTGAGATAGCCGCTCTGATGCCTCAACCACCGCAAGGTGCACCTGAAGGCCCAATGCCAGCGGGTATGGGTGACCCAACAGGAAATGGTGGCGGAAATATAGCACCGGGAGCCGCTCCAGAACCGGGAGCTCAAGGTTTTTCTGGCGCAGGTGGCGGAGATAATGGTGGGCAAGCTCCAGCACCGCAACCACAAGGGCCAGCGCAGTAATGGACGTTAAAACTGCAAAACAAATTTTACCGCTTGTTAATAATGTAGATCATTACCCTCTTCTACAAGAATATGTATCGATGCGGATTGAAGCAATGCGAGGGTATTTAGAAAACACAAAAGAACACGACAAAATATTGGAAATACAAGGAGCAATTGCAGAGCTTCGTAGGTTCCAAACATTGCGTGAACAAGCAATTGAGGGAGCAAAAAATGGATGAACAAATGATGACAACAAAAGGTCGTAAAGTTTATCAAGACGAAGAAACTGGTGAAAACTACTCTGAACGTTCTATCACGTTTGAAACAGAGAATGGCTGGATTACTATTCCAACTGTTGATTCTGAGGGTAACCAATATAGCCAAAGTGAGCTTGAAGATTTTGTTCGTGAGAATGGGCCCATTGATCCTCTCACAGGTGAAGAACTTCCTTTGTTTGAAACTGTGGAAGACGCAGAAGAATACGCACAAAATCGCAGTGATAATTTAATGCCAGAAGGTGAAGAGCCTGAGATGGAAATGTATCATGGTGGCATGGCGTGTGGTTGTGAAGGTGGTGATGATTGCGACTGTGGAATGGGTGATGTTGGGTACGACGAAGTATCAGGTAATCCCGTACCCGCTGGGTCAAATAAGATGAATGTGCGTGATGATATTCCCGCTGTTTTAAGTGATGGCGAATACGTTGTTCCCGCAGATGTGGTAAGATACCACGGCTTAAAAACTTTCATGGGCTTACGCGATGAAGCCAAGATGGGCTTGATGATGATGCAAGCTGAAGGACAAATTAAATCTCTAGAAGACGAAGAAGAAGAGGATACTGTTGAGTGCCCTACTTGTGGTGGCACTGGAGTAGTTGACGGTGAGGAATGTGAACACTGTGAAGGTTACGGATATCACTACGCCGACGAGATTGAATATGAAGATAGTGATGAAGAGGTTGCTGAAGAGGAAGAGGAGTATGAAACTCCCGAAGGCAACAAGGTGGACACGGCAGTTAATGAAGTCGTGGAAGAATTTATGTCGCCTGATGACGTTGAAGATGAAGAAGAGGAAGACTTGTACCCAACTGAAGAAGGTCAATTTACTTACAAACCTTCGGTGAAATTCGCCGTTATGAAGATGAAGTAAACACACAATTTGCGTGGGAACGGGCTACCCGCAGACCCTCTCAATTTCGAGAGCTACTTTGAGGCCCCCAAGGAGTAAATATGGCTAAGTACCAAGGAGCGTATCGCGATGAAGCGGACGCAGAAGAAAACGTGCAAGATCTTATGCAAGAAAACGCACAAGAAGATAATTTAAATGCAGACCCAGAAGAGGGTTCATTTAAAAAACGATACGGTGATCTTCGTCGGCATATGCAACAGTCTATGCAACAGAAGGACGCCCAATTAAACCAGATGCAAGAGCAATTGTCTCAAGCAACTAAGCAACAAATTAAGTTTCCTAAAACTGAGGAAGAAGTGGCCGCTTGGTCTACCAAGTATCCAGATGTTGCAAAAATTATCGATACCATTGCCCAAAAGCGTGTGCAGGAAGCTTTGGCTATCGGAGAAGTAGAGCTTAATAAAGTTAAACAGCTTGAGGTTAAGATTAACCGTGAGAAAGCTGAAAAAGAACTGAGGGATACACATCCTGATTTTGATAAGATCCGTTCAAATAAGGACTTTCACGATTGGGTTATGCAACAGCCTCAGTATGTTCAAGATGCTCTATATAAGAATAATACAGATGCTAGAGCGGCTTCTCGTGCAATTGATTTGTACAAAGCCGATAAAGGTATTAAGCGTAAACGTAAGGCTTCACCGCAAGATGCGGCTCGTTCAGTCGGACGTACAAGCAGTGCCAATGCTCCAGTATCAGGACGTGCTCGTTTCACAGAGAGCCAAGTAGGGAAAATGTCTCCAAAAGAATATGATGCTAATGAAGACGCAATACTTGAATCAATGCGAAATAACTCGTTTGTTTACGACATATCTGGGGGAGCTCGGTAATATCACTTGTAAAGGTACGAAACTCGTGGTATACTAACCTCAGCTATTGAAACTAATTGACACTTGTTAATTGTTTCTAACTGCACGGAGCCGCGTCATTAGACGCCTACCTCCATTTTTAACTTTCAGAATATATCGATAAGAACACCTGAAACGTTTGGCCCTCATCACTAGTCTCGTACAGGATTAGGGGTGAAGTTACCCAAGTAGTGTCAGCCCTTAGCCCCGATAACATTTCTGTTCAGTACCAACTAAACCCCTAATTGGGCATAAAGACCCAATTGTTTAGCCTACTCAACAAGGAGAATATTATGGCTTTTGCAAAAACAGGCGGACACGGAAATCTACCCAACGGTAACTTCAGTCCGGTAATTTATAGTCAGAAGGTTCAAAAAACCTTCCGCAAATCTTCTATCGTAGAAGATGTAACAAACACCGATTATTTTGGTGAAATCGCGAACTATGGTGACAGTGTTCGTATTATCAAAGAACCGGAGATCACAGTTAGCTCCTATGTCAGGGGTACGCAATTGGCGACGCAGGATATTGCGGATGCCGATTTCTCTCTAATCGTAGATCAAGCAAACTACTTCCAGTTCGCAATGGACGATATCGAAACCGCTCATTCGCACGTTAATTTCATGGATCTGGCAACAGACCGTGCGGCTTATCGTTTGCGTGACGAGTTCGATGGCGAAGTTCTTGGCTACCTAGCTGGCTGGGAAAAAGACAGCAATGGCGATTGGATTCGTCGTACAGCGGCAAACGGCGTAAAAGCTGATAGCACTGCTGGTGCAGACGAATTGCTTGCGGCTAACAAATTGGACATCACTGACTTTGGTGGTGCTGACTTGGGTGTTGCAGGTGAAGCAACTTCAATTCCATTGTCCGCAGGTGGCGGCGCGTCTGGTATCACATCTCCTCTAGCTATGCTTAACCGCGTTGCTCGTCAGATGGATCAGGCTAACGTTGACACTGAAGGTCGTTGGTTCGTTGCAGATCCGGTATTTTACGAGATCTTAATGGACGAACAGTCAAAATTCGTTTCAGCGGACTTTGGCGGTGGCGATGAAATTCGCAACGGTCGTGTAGGTAATGGTCTTATCCGTGGTTTCCGCGTGTATAAGTCTAACAACCTTCCATATGTGGGTACTGGATCAGGTACTACTCTTTCTACAGGCTCCGAGACTAACTTCGGCGTCATGGTAGCAGGACACGATTCAGCGGTAGCAACTGCACAACAGCTTGCTAAAACTGAGTCTTTCCGTGATCCAAACACATTCGCGGACAAGGTTCGTGGGATGCAACTTTATGGCCGGAAGATCCTCCGCCCAGAAGCGTTGTTCACTGCAAACTATAACGTAGCTTAGTGCTAATTGGGAGTGCTCTCTTCATGGGGGCACTCCTTTTCTATATGGAAGAGATAACTTATTGTGTCTACATTTCTTGATCTAACAAACCAATTACTACGAAGATTGAATGAGGTTGAGATTGCTCAAGCTGATTTTCCTTCAGTTCGCGGTGTTCAGGCAACGGCTAAAGACGCAGTAAAAAATGCTATCGCAAAAATCAATCAAGCTGAATATGAGTGGCCGTTTAACGCAGTAGAACACACTCAGACTTTAGTTACAGGTCAAGAAGATTATTCATGGCCTCAATACTTAAAAGTGGCGGACTTTAACTCCTTTCAACTACAGGCAAACAGTAGTCTTGGAGTAACACATACGTTACTAAATTATATTGATCGCGATACTTATTACAGAAATTATAAAGACCTTGATGATAACGCAGGTTCCGCTGGTAGGGGCACACCTACAACTGTAGCGGAAGGATTTGGTAATGGTTATACAATCACGCCATCCCCAGACAATGCGTATACAATCAAGTTTAGATACTACCAAACGCATAATGATTTAGTCGCTTACAGCGATTTAACTCGTATCCCAGATACTTACGACAATGTAATTATCGAAGGGGCTGTTATGCAGATGTATATGTTTAGAGATAACATGGAAGCCGCTGGCATTTCAGCGCAGTTATTTCAACAGGGCGTCAAAGAGATGCAAGGCATTCTAATGAACAAATATGAGTCAATTAGAGATACTCGTATATCCATAGATGTCAGAAACAATAGGCTGTTCATTTAATGCCAGATCGTATTCAGTCGTTCAAAGTTATATGTGGCGGTGGGCTGAACTCAAATGAGAACCATTTAGATCTCTCTGAGAATAACCCGGGCTCTGCAACACGGCTTGTTAACTACGAAGTTAGCTTGTTTGGTGGGTATAGACGGATTGAAGGTTTTCAGCCTTATGATGCGACTTATCAAGAAGTAGATCCTGATGATTGTGAAGGGCGAATACTAGCCTTATCAATTTTTAAAGATGATAACTTAAATGAGACAATCATCTTGGCGGCACGGAAAGTTAAGAAGTTTCGGTTCTTAGCTACTTTTGCACAAAGTGCATTTACGGGTGCAGACACTAATAACCGTACCGTCGATTTGCCATTTAGTAGTGATGTACACGTTTATAAAAATGGTACTCAATTAGGAAATATTACTGATTTTACTGTGTCAGGAAATACAGTAAATTTGGTTACTCCAGCAACGTCTGGGGATATTATTGAAATAGATCCAAATGAGTATTGTTTCTACAGATATGTTTTTGGTGCAGGATACGCAAAATACACTTTAGATCATGGTGCAAGACGTAAAACCCTAACAACTTTAGGGGATCAGTTAACTAAGATTAGAAACGAAACATTTAACTTTGGTGATGGTAACCATATTTGTTTTGTAGACGGTTGCGGCCCAGCTATTGTATTTGATGGATCACATTGGGAAGAGCTTACTGTTGCAGGGGCAGGAACAAGCCCCGACGATAGTGGGCATAGCTCTCAAACAGGTGGTGGTGATCAGTGTTTAGCCTCTCCTTCACTTGTAGGCGTATTTGAAAACCATTTGTTTATTGGTGGTAATGTTTTAACAGAAGCCATTATTGCTCACTCAGCACCAAATGCATGGTATGATTTCAAAGCTACAGCGGGTGCAGGACAAGTATCAGTAGGCTTTGACGTTGTACAATTTAAACCCTTCCGAGATAATTTATTTGTATTCGGATCAAACGGAATTAAAAAGATCACGGCGGATGTTACCGCTGGATTTGTTATAGATCAGGTAACGTCGAATGTTGGATGTATTGCTAGAGATAGTGTCCTTGAAATTGGTGGTGATCTGGTATTTTTAGCCCCTGACGGTTTACGTCCTGTGGCAGGAACTTCCAGAATTGGTGATGTAGAATTAGAAACAATTTCTAAACCTATTCAACAGCTACTTACAGACTTACCTAAAGATTACGATTTAGATTCTCTTGTAGGCGTAGTGATTAGATCCAAATCTCAATTACGATATTTTGTAGGAGATGCGGATACAGCTACTACAGATAGTTACGGGTTTATTGGTGGATTAAGATCCGCTGACCAGCGACTAGGTTGGGAGTTTGGAGAGCTAATAGGTATTAGAGCAAGCGCAACAGCATCTGCGTATGTAAATAGACAAGAACTTGTACTTCACGGCGATTATAATGGTAAAATTTACCAACAAGAAGTGGGTACTACTTTTGATGGCAACGACATATTAGCCATCTACGGCACACCATATTACGACTTTGGTGATACTGAAGTTCGTAAGACGATGCGAAAAGTAAACACCTTTGTCCGTGCAGAAGGCCCTTTTACTTTGAACATGGCAATTAACTACGATTGGGATGACCCCACAGTTAGCCGCCCATCTTCATATGCACAAGAATCTCAAGGGGCTCCCGTTCGTTATAAAGGCAGAAATATTAACTACGGTGGGCTTAACATTAACTACGGCGGTAACGAGAAGCCTATCGTAACCACGTCAATTCAGGGCTCGGGGTACGCTACCCAGCTAACCTTTGTTACGCTCGGAGACTTTGACCCCTACAGCATACAGGGCGTTGTATTTGAATTTAGTATTGCGGGAAGACGATAAATGGCAGGATATACACGACAGTCAATAGCAAACATTGTAAACGGATCTAATATTACGGCTCCGCCTTTGAATGCTGAATTCAATCAGCTTGCGGCGGCGTTTGATTCTGCTTCAGGGCACTCACACGATGGGTCAACTGGCAGTTCCCCCAAAATTGATCTTACTACTTCAATCTCTGGGTACCTTCCTGCTATCCACGGCGGTATCGGCGGTAAGAACAACACTACAGCTACATCTAATCCCACAACTTCAGATGACTTCAATGATGGATACGCACCGGGTTCTATATGGCTGAACTCTACTAATGGTCGCGTATTCTTCTGTGTAACCAACACTTCAAGTAACGCAGTGTGGGCAGAAGCCTTAGCCATCACACCTAATAATCGTATTACTGCCGAAGTTTCAAATACCGTGGACATTGGCTCGTCTGTCTACCAATTCAAGGATATTTATATTGATGGAACAGGCTATATTGACGCTATTAGTGGTGACACAGTTACTCTTACTAGTAACGCCTCTGTGGGTGGCAATCTTACTCTTACAGGAAACTATGTCGGTTCTGGCAACCTTACTAACACAGGTACGGGGTACTTTGGCGGCAATGTTACGACAAACTCGGATTTAGCAGTAACAGGTACTCTGAATGCCGCTGGTGACGTTAACTTTGGTAACGCTACATCAGACACTGTAACATTCATATCTCGTGTAGATTCAAGTATTATTCCTTCCGCTGATGCTACCTATAATCTTGGTAGTACAACGCAAGAATGGCAAAATTTATATATCGATGGCATTGCTGAGATTGATCAGCTTAATGCAGACAGCGTAGATATTGATGCGGGTAACATTGATAACACAGTTATTGGTGCGGGTACTCCTGTGTCTGGATCTTTTAACGGCCTTACATCTACGGGAACAGTTAACTTTGGTTCGGCAACAGTATCTAATTTAGGCTCTGTAACTACAGCGGATATCAACGGTGGGTCAATTGATGGCGTAACGATTGGTACTAACTCGGCTGTTACAGACCTTCGTGTTGATAATCTAAAACTAGATGGCAATGCCGTAGTCTCAACGAATACTAACGGAAATATTGATCTTACACCTAATGGCACTGGTGAAGTTAATATCAGCAAAGTAGATATTGATTCAGGAACAATAGACAATACCGTAATTGGTAGTGCTACACCAGCGGGGGCTACATTTACAACTGTTACAACAACAGGCCAAGCAACACTAGCAAGTGCAGATATTAATGGTGGGACAATTGACGGGACTTCTATAGGCTCCAATTCACCTAGCAGTGGTGCATTTACTACTGTGTCCGCATCTGGAGGTTTCACGGGGGATATTACTGGTAATATTACAGGTAATACTTCAGGTACACACACTGGCGCAGTCGTGGGTAATGTTACAGGAGATCTTACGGGTAACCTAACTGCTTCTAGCGGTAGCTCTACATTTAACAATGTTACTATAAACGGAACATTGGACGTTACTTCCACAGTTATTTCTAATGTATCTGATCCAGTAGCTAATGCTGACGCGGCAAATAAAGGGTATGTTGATACAGCGATTAGTGACCTTATTGGTGGCGCACCGGGGGCTTTGGACACTCTTAACGAATTAGCAGATGCATTGAATGATGACGCAAATGCATACGCTACCTTAGACGCCAAGATTAATACCAAGCTTACCAAAGCTGGGGATACCATGTCAGGTGTCCTAGCAATGGGATCTAACAAGATTACTGGCGTATCTGACCCAACTGCGAACCAAGATGCATCCACTAAAGCGTACACAGACACTCAAAGAGACACTCGCGTTGCTAAAACAGGCGACACAATGTCTGGTGTACTCAACATGGGATCTAACAAGGTAACGAATCTTACTGATCCAACCAGTGCACAAGACGCGGCTACGAAGAATTACATTGATACAATTTTTGGAACTACCTCGGCGGCGGCGACTTCAGCCGCAAATGCCGCGACTTCAGAAACGAATGCGGCTAATTCAGCTACAGCGGCTTCGGGAAGTCAAACTAATGCGGCGGCTAGTGCCCTAGCGGCGGCTAATAGTTATGATGATTTTGATGATCGTTATCTCGGCCCTAAAGCTACAGCACCTACCGTAGACAACGATGGTGACGCTTTAGTTCTAGGAAGTCTCTACTTTAATACGGCTTCTGATACTATGCAGGTATACGGATCTTCTGGATGGGTTCCAGCGGGTTCATCTGTCAATGGTACATCTGAAAGATTTAAGTACACTAGCACGGCGGCGCAAACTACATTTAGTGGCGCAGATGATAATAGTAACTCTCTATCATACGATTCTGGGTTCCTAGACGTGTATTTAAGCGGGGTACGCCTCGTAAATGGTACAGATTTCACGGCGACATCAGGCACATCTATTCAGCTTACTACAGGTGCTAGTGTAGGTGATATTCTTGAAGTTGTAACATTTGGTACATTTACTCTGTCCAATCAATCAATTGATGACATGACAGATGTAAGTATATCTAGCCTTAGCAGTGGTCAGGTACTGAAGTATAACGGCACTGCGTGGGTTAACGGTACAGATGAATCTGAAGTAGTTAATGACACTACCCCACAACTGGGTGGTAACTTAGATGTAAATGGCAACGACATTACTTCTTCTGGCAACCTAACAATAGATGTATCAGGAGAGATTGAACTTGACTCAGGGAATGGCGATGTAGAGTTCAAAAAGAATGGTGTAAGCCACGGCTTCATATCAAACAATAGTGATAGTTTACAGATTTATGCTCCAGTATCTAACAAGGATATATTATTTAAAGGTAATGATAATGGCAACGTCGTAACAGCCCTCACCCTTGATATGTCTGACGCTGGCACTGCACTATTCGGCAATCATGTACGGGTGATAGATAATAGCTCTTTATCTTTTGGCGCAAGTAATGATTTATCAATCCATCATAGCAGTAGTGATAATAACTCATATATTACAGAAACTGGTAGTGGAAGTTTAGTTATAGCGGCAGACCAACTTTACATTCAAAATGCGGCTAAAACTGAAACTAAAGCTATATTTACAACCGATGGCTCAGTATCACTTAGGCATAATGATGTTACCAGATTTAACACAAGTACCACTGGGGCTACAATAGAAGGTAGAATACGATCTATTGGATCAGATGGAGGCTACTCAGGAAGTTTAAACTTAAATAATGGAGCAACAAACGGGCAAGATTGGACTATTGCGTCTACTTCAGACCAGTATAGTATCGGAAATAATAAGTTAATATTTAACACTGGAAGTGCTGGAAATAGTGGCACTACCAAAATGTTCCTAACTGATGGCGGTACATTAGCTTTAAACACTACGTCTAACATAGCATCCACAATGGCGGCTAAACTCCTTATAGGCGCACCCCTAGATGCAACTTCGAGTGCCATAGCCCAGATAAATGGGTTTATACGTTTAGGCAATAGCATCATCTTCCATAATCCTAATGATGATGCACAGGAAATTACTCTTGGATACTCCGATGACCTAGGTGCTTTAAGACCTTTAGCTAGTAGTGGAGGTGGGAACAAAGCAATAGCCGCAGACTTACTTAGAGCAACAGCTTTAGGTAGTGGTAGTGCTGGTGCGTCAATAGATTTAGTTCCCGTAGATGGCAGTAATAATACATCTCCATTTATACGGTTCTATGACTTTGCTGGTAATGGTGGCGGTGGTGCCGCTGTTGATGATGCTAACTGGGCTGTCGGTGTAGATGATACTTCTGTATCTTCTTTTAAGATTGTTTACGGGGGAGGCTCTGCTTCTAACAAAATAACCAGTATTCATGGAGCTTCTGCCGCACTAGCCATTGATTCTGATGAAATAACCACTCTGGCATTAAAATGTACAGATGTTTCGGAAGCCTCTGGAGCAACTAGTATTGGCGGCTCTACCGTAACCACATTAACAAACGCTACCCGTAGCAGAGGTTCATATCTTGTTCATGCGTGGATACGATACAAAGGTACTGCACCCGGTACTGATCCTGACCCTGTGAATATACGATTGAAAAAGGGATCAGCAACTATATCTACGTCAAAAATACTAAAAAGCGATAGTCAAATAGCTGGAACTGATGGTAACTCAACAGGCTTGGACGACTTCGCTAGTTTTACTTCTATGATCCATGTGAACGGTAGCACTAGCATGACAATCGACGTTTATGGCGATGACCCCGATGCAGGTGGTGCGGATGTTGATTGGAATTACTTTATAACACAGGTAGGGGGTTAATATGTCGGATATTACTTTTTATGCTTTGTCTGAACTTGGAGCAACAAATTACACCGTAACTTCTAATGACGAAGTTATATTCTCTGATCCTTCTACTGCCCCACCGCAAGAGGATATAGACGCTAAAATTGCAGAACTAACTGCGGCACTTCCTCTAACAAAGCTACGGAATAAAAGAAACAGTCTTCTAGTGGAAACAGATTGGTGGGCAATGTCAGACCTCACCATGACCGCTGAACAAACAGCATACCGCCAATCCCTTCGTGACATTACTAACACTTATTCAAGCCTAGACGATGTGGTCTGGCCTGAGAAACCTTAAATAGATGCCAGAGGTGTGGGAAATATGGCTAATTATAATGATTACATTAAACACTGGAATTAACATATTCCGATGGTTATTTGATAGGAAGCCCGTAAATGAGTAAAGCAAGAAATATAGCAGATCTAGGATCTAACGACGTATTGGATACAAACGCCAATGGCTTGGATGTAACGGGCGGGCTGACTGTGGATAATGGGTCATCGGGCCAAAGTAAAATCACTATTTCTGAAGGGGGTGCAAACAGTAGAAACCTTGTTTTGTATTCGCCAGCGATTAATAATACTAATGCTAAAATTGCGGTTGAAGGCACTACGGCTAATTTAGATTTTGTTGTTAATAATGGTTCACAAACTGCTATTCGCATTGATGGCTCTACAGGCGACATCACATTCAACAAAGATGATGGTACTACGGCGGGCGTAACATTTGATGCAAGCACAGGGTACACTACTTTTGATGGCTACGTTACTGTTAATAATAGTGTAGACCTCAATGGTACATTATTTCCTAACTCAATCTTTATGGCTGATTCACAGGCTATTGTATTTGGTACTGGTTCAGACGCAGAATTATCATGGGGTGGTTCATACTTAAACCTCAATACTAAGGGTAATGACATTCGTATTATGGATGGCCTTACCACCAAAGTACATTATGACGCTAGTACAACATCTTTAGGTATTGGGACAGATAACCCTGACGAAAAACTACACATTAAAAATGGTGCTTTAAAAGTTGAAGATGCCAATAACCCTATTATTATTCTTCGAGATGAAGGAAACTCGTCGAATGAAATTGGAGTAAGTGGTCGTGGTGCAGGACAAGATAGTATTTATATATCGGCGTATAATGCTCTTGCTAATAATACATACGACTTTAAAATTAATGGTGCTACTGGTTCAATCCAAACTCGTTCTTCTCTTGAAGTTGGTACTAGAATTATCTCACAACAGTCAAGAATTAATGATGGGACTTCACTTGCTGGAGGTATGTTTGTTGAAAAAGATGTTACTGGTTCTGGTAGCTCTAATGACATTACATTATTTGCAGATGGAATAACTAATGGTGGTAATATCCACCTTATGACAGGAGGGTCTGCCCAAGAAAAACTTTCAGTAGATTCATCAGGCTATGTCACAAAGCCGTATCAGCCATCTTTCACAGCCCGTTCACCAAGTAACGGTGGTTATAGTAACGGTGGTACAGACACTGCTAGAAACCTATTGTTTGCGACGAAACCCTTCAATAATGGAAGCCATTACAATAGTACCAATGGACGGTTCACTGCACCTGTGACGGGACACTATTACTTTGCGTATAATATTTTATGGGATGATAGCTATAATGGCACAGGATTTTTCTCAATACGAAAAAATGACAGCTATCACGCTCAATATTCGTATGTACATGATACGGGTCAATACGGGTATCTTAGCATTTCTGGCAGTGCTGTAGTGCAACTAAATGCGAATGAATGGGCAACGTGTTATGCCAATATACCGGGCGTACATGTAGGTGGGGAAAGTAATTTTACAGGCTTTTTAATAGGCTAAATGGAGTATACAAAAATGCCAACAATAACAGTAACAATAACAGAGACACAGCTAAAAGGCTTAGAATACAAAAGCAATCCACAAGATTTTGCTGACAATGCTTTGCATAATCAAGCCAGACTAGCTACTGACGAAATTATTCAAATGTACACCAATCGTGCATTAGATGAAGGCGTAGCTATACCAGCAACAAGAGAGCTAATCGTAGCAGATGCTTTCACAAGAGGTTGGGCTAAGACCGCCGCACAATTAAACGCTGAAGCAGAAGCGGCTTTGGAAGCAGAAGCGGCTACGGAAGTAGTATCGGAAGCTGACCCAGAATAATATTTAACAACACTCAGGGGGGGTTGAATGGAACAAAAGTTAATGCAAGCGGCTATGGGCATTCTTATCGCTCTGATGGGTTGGAACTTTAAAACGCTTAACGATATGCAATTGCGTATGGAAA